CGATTGGCGGGCCTTTCCAAGCAATATCCCGACTTACCACCTATACACCTAGACGATTTGCATAACATTAAAATACCTAAAGATCCTAACGGTAAGCCAAGTAAGAGTGATAAAAATCTATTATCGCGTGCTGCGAGATTGCTGGGCTTGGAAAAGCAATATCCCGACTTACCACCTATACACCTAGACGATTTGCATAACATTAAAATACCTAAAGATGTAAGCTACAGAGCAGCATATGCGACGCGGGACCTAAACGCATTTACCGGCAAGCCGTTAACTCCACTTGAACTAGCTGTAAGAGCGGCGTTTGACGTTTCATTTTTTTACGTACCAGCGACGATGTTTGGCGCAGCACTTGGCAGGACCAGCAGTGACGTAATAATTGCCTTGCAAGAACCAACAGACCAAGATAGAGAATCAGTAAAGCGTATGCGTGCGTGGATTAAGCAAGGGTTTAAAGATCAAGCTGCTTGGCTTGCTGGTGTTACTGCTGATCAAGTAAAAGCGCTAGTGCATTTTATTAAAACAGGTGAATACCAACCTGTAGACGAAGAAGAACTAACTCAAAGAATGGAAGCATTGCGAGCAAAGCTCGAAGCAGAATAAGAAACATCGGGAGAGGGCGAGAAACTTAGGGGGTTGCTTAACGGCACCCCCTAATTTTTTGAATAACTACTTGTATGACTGCTTTAATTATAACAATGGTAGATCCGCATCCTACTATTGATTTGTTTGCGGAATATAGCTTTGGCATACGCATTCAAAGCTTAGTAGACTACTTGTTTGTTAATCACAACATTGATTGCGAAGCAATAGCATATAATCAAATACTGTTTGAATCTGCACGTGATCTTAGTGTTGCTACGCTAATCATAAGTGGCTTCAACGACGTTAAAATAGCCTAAAAAATACAACCACGTCTTACGAGGCATTTTAACGTGTTGTTTTATACTGTAAGACGTGGTGTGTGTAAAATTTTTCCTATATAGCTACGTAGTATAATGATACTATTATGAATTTTTTACTCTGGAACATACGGTATTTGATCTAACGGTGCGTCGTCTGTTGCAGTAAAACCGCTGTTGTAGTCTGGTAGATCACCTAGCGTGTACGGCAATAGCTTTTTGATTTCTCCAAATGCTACAGGCTTAATTTCACCTTTACTGAGTTTAGATCGGAATACGCTCGGTCGAAGCATAGTAACATCTTGGAACTGATTTAGGCCAGCTTCTATATCATCAACTATTTCTACATATCTAGTGAGCATCTCATCTACAGATCTAGTAGGGTTTAATAAACTAACTCTGTTTTGCCTAGTTAGCTCTTCTAATGACTTGCTCTGGAGTTGTCGTAATACTTCTTTAGCACGAGGAACACCCATTTTGTACGCTCTAGCAAAATCACCGTATTTAAGGTCACCTAACAGATGAGATATACGTCCTACTAGCTGTTTTCTATACTGTATCTTTAGTGCCATCTCACCTTGTATAGTAGTAAGCTTATCAAAGAAATCATAAACATCTTCAACAGCTTCAAGCGCAGGCAGTTGTCCTGTTTGGATAATATAACGATACATTTCAGCTAAGCCGGGTGTTAGCTGTAATAGAGTTGCGTTTGCATTGTCACGCTGTTCCTTACGCTCTGGATTTTCGGGATCTACTACATCTAAGTTACTCGGCGTAATTTCTTTTGCGCCAACTTTCTTTAGGAAGTCACCGACCACCTTGCTTGTTTTGTAGTAAAGGTCACGCCAGTAGCTAAGTGGATAGTCTTGTGTGTTAAACAGATCGTTATCGAAGAATGACATTCGACGGTTCGGGACCTGTGTCCCCCAGTCCATCGTGTAAATCATAGCGTGCTCGGCAGTAGCGCCCTTATCTGACTTATCCCATAGGCCGCCCCAGCTATTCCACCATACTCCGCCTTTGCGTAGGTCAGTTGGCATTGCGTTACGTAGCTCAGGAATAGCCATGATCATTTGAAATGCTCTATGTCGCATTTCATGTGCCAGTGTTTTAGATATACTAGTTTGGTCTAATCCAAGTGCTCGATCCATTAGTGTTACTGCTGTACTGTCGCCAGCTTTGCCGTCGCTAGTGCTAACAGCATTTTTGTACACACCGAGATAACCTGTAGGAGTTACTTCGAATCGCACTTGATCCCACTTTCCGTATTTGGCAATTTTCTTCTGTCTCGGATCGCCCATCATTGCTAACTGTAGCATAGGATCTTTAATGTTGTTTAGTTTATCACTGCCGCCTAGTTTATTCAGCGTGTCTAGATTAACCGCAAATACTTCTAGATCATATTCAACCCAATGTTGCTGCGTGCTAGTGTTTACTGTGCGGCGTTTAGGACCTGGACCAGAAAGACCTACATCAAGCGCACCTGCGTTAGCATCGTCTTGATCTGCTTTATAGTTCTTACGCACTATGTCTGCTAAGTCAGGTGTGATCCACATATATCTAGGTATGTCAGTTAGCTGGTGAAGTTTAGATTGATAGTATTCGTAGTCGTCGCCGACGGCAACCATGTTGCCTTTTTGTTGTCCTCTTGCGTACGATGTCTGATCGTTCCACATGTTAATAGCTTGGTTGATGTCAACGTCGCCGGGATAGAAAGGATCTTTGTCAATAGATGATTGCAGGAAGTTATCGCCCTGTGCGTCGTTATTAAAAACTGCTAAACGATCAGACATGTTTCTGCCTAGTGCAATGCCAACAACATACTTTACGTAAGCTTTATATAGCGTGTCACCGTCTGAGATGTTACCGTAAACACCAGATACGTTTGCTCCTTCTGCGTACTTTGGAATCATGTCGTAATGAGGTACAGCAAACATATCCCAGTTACTTCGGTCAATCGGCTTATCTGAATATCCTGTATATGGCTTAGCTAAATCTCGTTTTGATATCGACGGAATATTACGATGAGAATAACTAGAACTGCTACTAGTTGGTGTTTCTTCTGGTTTTTTTGTTGGTGTTTCTAGTGGCGCCGGAGCTTGGCTATCTGTTGGTGTTACAACGCTATTAGAATTATAAAGACGATCAACTCCGCTTACGCCCTTATCACGGTCGTTTTTAATTTTCTTCATACCGTCGGCAATTTCTTGTCTTGAAAAATTATAGTATTCTTTTACTAACAAATTTTTCGAATCGCTAGCCGAATGTGAACTTAATAGCTTAACTAGCTTCGACAAGTTAGATGATCTAGGATAACGAGCAAATGCCGATACCATGTCTGACTTATAATTGCTTGTTGTGAACTTATCGTACACAGCTTTCGGATTAATAGAAAAAAGCAACATGGCTATATTGCGATTAGCGATCTGCTCGCTAGTAAAAAGATCTATAAGTTTTTTATCAAGCTCAGTTTGACCTGGTGTCTGTTCTAGTAGTTGCTGAAGAAACATAATATACCCTTAATGATACTCTATTTATCATTCGTCAGCTCCTAGATTATTCAGGAAAGATCGAAGTTGCGTACTGTCAGTCTCTGTTTTGATCTTAGGAGCCGAGGAGCCGTCTGTTGGATTAGACGACGTAGTTTCGCTGCTTGCGTTACCACGTCTAATTTTATCTACAACACTGGATGTTGTGGCTTTGCCAGAGTCGTACTCGTCGTTCTCGTCAATATCAATAATTCGCAGCGTATCAACATCAAACCCAAGATCAACCTTTGAACCAACGCCGTTAGACGAACGTGTCTTCATCAACTGAATTTGATAGCGCCCGTGCTCACGCATAGCACGACTTGTAAAAATACCAATTACATTATCTGCTGTATTAATCTTACTCAATCCACCGGAGATGTGCGAGTGATCAAATTCTACTTCTTCTACTGCGCCTCTGTTCAACTGTGATGCTGTAACAAATACACAGTTTAGATCCATTGCTAGGTTACGTAGTTCTTCCGATACATACTTGTCCTTAATAAACATATCACTTGGCGAAACTTTAACACTCATCGGCATCATAAGATCCAAATAGTCAACTAGTACTACGTCAATCTTGTTGCCTGTCTTGATCTCAAACTCTTTGATGTAGCTTCGTAGATCGTTAGCAGTTTTACCACTTGGCATATACTTGACTTGGAACGCACCGGCTTTCTTACCGATCATTCTAACCTTCATTTCGACATCATCAATGTCTTTGAAAACGTTCTTGCTCGGGACGCCTGTAGTCATAGAGTCGACACGCATACTAACCAAGTTCTCCGAAAGCTCGAAAGTAAGATACAATACGTTCATGCCTTTGAGACACCAGTTCACTCCAAGGTTTGCCATAAACAAACTCTTACCAGAACCAGAACCGCCTGCGAAGATATTCAACTCGCCTCGATTAAAGCCGCCATATAGTTTAGTATCAAGACTAGTCCAGCCTGTACTTACTTGCCCGTTCTTGTCTTTAATTGCTTCGAGACGTGCTTTAGGATCTGCGAAATAATCAGTACCTAGATCTTTTTGTAGACCAATTTGTACTGCTTTCTTTACTAGATCTTCTACAGGACCGTACTCGCCCTTCTCAAGAAGATCAGCACTTTTAAGAATTGCTGCTTCGAGTGCTTTGTGTCTGCTGAAGACTTCAAACTCAGATAACAACCAATCATAGTGTTCTTCACGCAGATCGCCTGGGTCAGTTAAGTTGCTCTGTGTACTTGCATTGACCATTTGAAACGTAGGCAGCGCATTATGCTCAATGACATAGTCATTCAAAAACTGTGCTGCTGGCTGTAGCTTACGATCGAACACTTCGGGATCAAAAACACTTTGGCACCTAACAAACGACTCTGCGTCTGTCATAAGCATTTCTAAATATACTTTTTGTATATCATACCCGTAGTCGTTATTCTGTGTTATTGTCATTTAAGTCTCTTTGCGATCCGTTATTCTCGTAAACAAAGGGATCTTGATCTCGAAGCTCTTTTAATCGCTTACGGAACTTAATCTCTTCTCTAATTTTTCTAATTGGCCATACCAGCACGTTAATTAACCAAACCATTTCTTCTCCTGTAATTTTATTTTCACAGCGTATGATTCTGCTTGTGTTACTATACTATATAGTGTATACACTTTTCCGTATTTGTCAACCGCATCGGAGATATCTTTGATATCTGTATCCCAGTTAGGCATACTAACACTCCAGCCTTGATCAATAGCATACGGTATAAGCGCACGACCTTTTTTATCTCGATCAGGTACTACAATGATTTGTTTGTTAAGTTGATTAATCATCATTGCTTGTTGATCGCTAACTTCACTGCCCATTAGAGCAACGCCGTCTGTATGTATAGCATCAACTACGCCCTCGCATACAATAGCAAATAGTTTGTCATCGGTTTGTGCGTCAAGATTAAAACAATAACCCGGCTGTTGCTCAGACAGGTATCTTACTTTTTGATTAGCAGAAATTGTTCTGCCTGTCCATCCTACTAACTCGTTTTTATAATAAAATGGTATAACAAGTCTATCTCGATAGCCTAAGTCACTAGACCAATAAAAGTCATGATCGTCTGTGTTTAAGTGTCGCTGCTGCATATACTCAAGAATAGACACGTAGTATTTGTTACTATAATCTGTAACATTTTGTACTTTTAAAGAATTGGGTGGCAACTGGACATTTCTGAAGCTTGGGAGGTTAACATTAAGTTCTTTTACTTCAACGCCTTCGTTTTCACGCATCACTTCAAGAGCAAGCTTATTAATGATGTCATCGTCGACACTCAGCCATTGGAGTAAACGCCTTAGCTTGTACGAAAGGTTTCTTCCGGGTTGCCACCCAGTTTTATATCCACAGTTAAAACAGTGATATGATATGCCGCCGTCTGACCCTTTGATGATTCCCGCACGTTGTCTTTTGTCAGCAGCATGACCGTTATGATGACAACATGGGGCATTGAATGAAGTCCACCCAGATGGCGTGGTCTTTTGTTTTGACGGCAAGTATTGAGTAATGACATCTTGGACTACATTCATACTCTAATTATAGCAGAAATGTGTTGATAGTCAAGTTAAATGTTGTTGAGCTGACTACTTTTTTCTATGTATTTTAATAGATCAGTAATGCTGTACAAAGTGTCTGAATCTGCTTGTTCCATATTGCCATGAGCTAAAGCATTTTCCACGTCAACAAGCTCTATTTGATCGTCCCACTCGGAGTATCCCATCTGAGCAAAGTAACCTTTAGCTTCGTCAGTTAAGTTTAACCAAGCTTCGGGTGCTGCGTTTTGATCTTCAGGCGGAATAGTACGTTCGAATAATTCTTTAATTAACATTAGTTCCTCACTAGTATTTTTGCAATGTCTTCAGGGTCTGCCTTAGCAACAAATCGTATGTAAGTATATACACCATAGAAGTTTGTGTGTACCGGGGTTGTGGATCCATCAAACGAGATAGTCTTAACATCAGACCATTCAGTTGTATCAGTTACTTGGTTTTCGAGTGTTGCTTGAATAATAATATCACTAGCATAACCCTGTGTGTAAAACGCAGCAGTATGTAATGCTTCGTTATTATTAGTCTCAGGCTTTGCGTATACTGATTCGCTATACCATGATTCTGTACTATCGCCAAAAATAAGCTGTTCAGTAAACTGTGTTACTTCAGTTGTAGGACGTGGGTCAGGATAAATTGTATCTAAAAGTTTAATAACATTTGTGCCGCCGAAGTGTGCGTCTACATATGTTAGCACAGTTTCGTTCTGTGCGTTCTTAAAGTAAATGCTATAAGACAAGAACTGGCAATCTAAGTTTTGTAGATCCTGCGCAGTTAGTACTACTTCAAACAATCCTTTGTTTTTAATAGCGGTGCTAGAGCTGCTGTCGCAGGGCGCTTGCTGTCCGTTAACACCAATGCGCTCGATTACCGTAGCTCTGTTTTCGTCGTACGCTACAAAGTACGGCGTAAGATTACTAACGTCTTGCGGCTTTTGATCCGAGTTCAATAGCCTAAACTGTAGGGTGTTATCAATACCTTTATATACTTTTAATTGTTTTTCGTACACTTTTCTAAACTCCGTCACAAATCCAGACTCATTAGATATAATGTCAGTTCTTTGATTTACTAAATATACTGGCGTGTTTTGCATGTAAGTATTTATAGAATTTATGTTATTAAAAAATATTGAAAAAGAGTTTCCATTTATAAGTGTAGTCACATACGGCGGTAACGAGTATGTTGGTATCATTGCCAACCAAGACTCGCTAGTTACTAATATGTATGTGTTTACAGATCTTCGATCAGACGATGAGAAGATGCGATTTTTAGAGTTAGGGCATGCCTGGTGGTGGGAATCTAATAGGTTAATACCTATTAACATATTCATCCGCAACGAGATACAACCGCTGTCGTACTGTATGCAGTCAATGAATACTAAGGATGTAAAAATATCATTTGGTCCTTGCGTAAACTTACAAGACCTTACAGTAAAAAGAGTTAAAAGAAAAAGCGTTCAGTTAGTTCGAAAGCCGAAGAACTAACTATACTGTTCACATAACAAATTCATATGTACAATAACAGCCATTGCGTAAGAGAAAGAATGGCTTTTCTTAAAGAAATACTCGTCGCCTTGAGGCTTTACCCAAACTTCTTTTAAAATAGTATCCCAGTTAGAATTAATTAAGTGTCTCTTAGCAGGACGTATTATAGCCAACGTAGCTGCCAACTGTTCAATGTCTCGTGGTTGTAGCTTACGTAGAATATCATTATGACCATTAAGATGGAACACTTGATCACTAAAGTCAACTTCGTCTAACAGATCCCACATCGGTTCTGTACTAACTAGTTGTTCTAAGTGTTCGTTGTCTCGAACACCTTTGTAAATACTAACGTTTAGAAAGTCAAGCTTAAAGTAACCTCGATCATCTGCTTCTTTGTAGTTGATAGTCGAATTGCCTGTAACAGGGTTGTGTGGGATCTCAGTTGGATAGATCCCAGTGTTATGCTTTTTGTCTTGCGACAGCATAGCAACCCTGTGCTGTAATTTTTCAAGTATTACAGAACGATCAGCAAAGTCGATGTCAATATCAAACACGGTTTAACTTTTTAGTAAGTTTGTCGGCTTTCTTTTTTGCTAAGTTGTACTTCATGTTAGTAACTCGATCTTTAAACGTAATACCGTTCAAGTGATCGAATTCATGTAAGAACAAACGTGCGCTATATTCACTCACCGGCTGTGTAATAAGTTCAAGATTTTCGTCGTGGTATTCAACAAGGATTTCAGCCGGTCGAGTTACAGTCATAAACAAATTAGGAAAGCTCAGGCAGCCTTCGTGGTCAAGCGCAGTGTGCTCGGTGTGCTGAAGTACTCGTGGATTAATAACCATTACAATATCATCACGAGTGTTACCCATAATGAATAACTGCTTATTAAGACCAACTTGACTTGCACTTAACCCAATACCTTGATTAGTAAGCATAATGTCAGACATCTCTGCCTTGAGTTCCTTTGGATCAAAATCCATATTTTCGATATCAACTGCGTCTAGTTTTTTATCTAGAAACTTGTTTGGGTAATATAATAAATTCATAATTTGCTTTCTTTCGCTACTTGTTTTGCTAGTTCAACATCGTCTGGCTTTCTTCTAAATTGTATAGCCCAATGTTTTGGATTAATAATAGTTGTAATCATTTCAAGTTGTTCATCTGAAAACTTAGACAACATTTCCTTGCCTGACCTACAGTTTAAAATCAACCACGGTGATACTTTGCCGTCTTTGATGTGCCACACTGCTCTATTTGGATTTACATATTTAAAGTAATGATTCCACGGTGACGGTTGATTTTCGGCACTCCACTCGGTCATGGTTTGAATAGATCGTTCAAGTGCTGTAGCTACGTCTTCTTTAAGGATTAAGTCCTGTACATACGCTTCATACAAATCATCACGACACCAATGATCTAGTCTCACTTGACTTGTTACCACATGGTCTATATATTTTTCCATATAAAGTGGTTGTACATTATTTAAATAACTTCCGAATTTTACAAATGCATTATAAAAGTTAGATTTACAAAAGTCGCTGTATGTTTTATCTTTTTTACTACCTGCGCTAAGTTTGTAAAATCTGTTAAACGCCCACATACCGAGCACTGCTGGCTTTTCGTCTTTTTGTAACCAGCGGCGCTTAGGTTCACACATATGGGCAAACAGCGTTTTCTCTCTGCTGAAGCTCTTGTTACAATATTCGCAAGTATGCGTCTTACTTGATGGCTTTTGGGTCAAGGCCATGTTCCTCAGCCAGTTGCTTGAGTTCTTTTGTTGTATACGTTCCAGCAAGTAATTCTACCTCATCCATTTTCATATTAGGGTACAGATTCGCAAGAAAGTTAATTGCTTTCGAGTCTGTGCCTTTTTTCTTCTTTAGTCCGATCCAAGGATGAAACTCTTTCTTTCCTGTTTTGCCAGCAACACAAAGTATTTGCCATTGTAGCTTAGGATGCTTAGCGCCGAGCTCTGCCCAGTTCTTGTTATAGTATTCGTTGATTTTAAATACTGCTAGTTCTTGTTTTTCTCTGCTGCCTTTGACACTGCTGATATAACGGTTAAGATTCCACAAGTCGCCTTTGATATCTTTCTTGCCATCTTCGCCAGCAGCGTCATAAAGCTCTTTGATGCCCATGTCAATAGCCGGGATCAATTCTTTAAATAGATCTAATTCTTTGTTCGCCACTTTTCTAAATCCTCTGGTGTGTTGATTTCCATACCGTCGAAGTCAACCTTTCGTATGTTTATATTAACACCATTCTGTAGAAAACGCAACTGTTCTAATTTCTCTATTTCTTCTTCTACAGACTGAGGCATAGACTTATATCTAGCCAGCGTCTGCCAATTGTAGCCATACACGCCGAGGTGATGATCGCCATACTCTAAACTTGCTCTACAGAACCAGTGAGCATGTGTTCCGTTGTGGATCATCTTAACTGAGTTAGGATCTGTGCGCAGCTCAGGAGCCATATCTGTGTATGCTGTGACTACTTCGTGACCGTTGTCTAATCCTTGTTTAATAGCAAGAATTATATCTTCAGTAATGTCAGGCATGTCGCCTTGAACATTGATGTAGCTTTTGTATACTCCAGTAGCACGTCTAAAAAAGCCTTTACCAGAAAGAGCCTCAACACCGTAAGCACAACGTTCGGTGCCGTTGTCAGCATCAGGTGTAATACGTACATGCTCTGCTGGTATTTCTTTTTTAATCTCAGCGCTGTCTGTAAGCACGTAAGTGTCTAGCCCAGTAGCTACGCACTTGTCGTACACTGTGCGTATAAGACTCTTGCCGTTAAGGTCAGCAAGCATCTTTTTAGGAAAGCGGGTGCTTGCTAATCTTGCTGGAATAAAAATAGCAGTGTTATTTGGCATGGTGTACTCCGTTAGTGTGCCAGTCAATTTCTCTAATTACTTGCTTGAAGTTTTCAAGCTTGACCATGTTAGGACCGTCGCTTGGTGCGTTGTCAGGATCGTCGTGTACTTCTAGAAAAAAGTTATCCACACCCATAGCAGCAGCGCCGCGGGCAAGTGGAGCAACAAAATCCCTGTTACCACCTGAGCTTGAACCCTGACCGCCCGGCTTCTGTACTGAATGGGTAACATCAAATACAATAGGATTGTCGTAGCGCTCAAGCATGTAAAGTATCCCAGTGAAATCAACCACCAAAGTGTTATATCCAAAACTTGTTCCTCTTTCTGTTATCCATACTTCTTTAGCACCGTTAGTTTTACTTAGTATACCAGCCACGTCCCACGGCGCAAGAAACTGGCCTTTCTTAATATTTACTACACAGTCAGTTTCGCACGCTGCTTGTATCAAATCAGTTTGTCTACAAAGAAAAGCAGGTATTTGAATTACGTCTACAATATTTTTAATTTTATTAATTTGCGAAACATCGTGTACGTCTGTAAGAATTTTCAAGCCTGGTATCTGCTGCTTCATTTCCATAAAGTCAAGCATAGTTTGTTCTAAGCCGACACCACGCTTACCGTTAGCACTTGTGCGGTTTGCTTTGTCAAAGCTTGCCTTGAAAATATATTCAATATCAGCACCACGGTTTTCGCAGACTTCTTTACAATGCTCGGCTATCATTAGACTGTGTTCTAATGACTCGTGCTGGCAAGGTCCTGCTATGATTCTCATACGTTTAGCATCCAGTAACTATAGTTTAGTACGCTAGCAAAGCTGACCCAACAAAGGTAAGGAATCATCATAGCACTTGCCCACTTGTCAACTTTCCAAGATATGCCAATGTACGCTACAATGCTTACCCATAACGCTGCGATATAGTAAAAGGCAACTTGTAGGTTTTCTGCTCCGCTAAAGACAGGGGTCCAAATAACGTTTAACGCTAGTTGTAAACTCCATAACGCAATAGCAAGCGGTAGTAATTTATTTGTTTGAGCACTAGTTGTTACACGCCAAGCACTGGTTGCTATCAGCAAGTATAGAGTAGTCCATACCGGAGCAAATAGCCAATTCGGCGGAGCAAAGCTAGGCTCATTTAATGTAGCATACCATTCATTTGCGTCACCAAGAGGAAATACAAATCCAGCGCTGCTTGCTACTGTTACGCATAGATAAAATACAATCCATGTAGATGCTTTGTTAAGTAAACTCATTTTTCGTCCTTAATAAGAAAATATATATCTAAAAGTTTAGACATTTGTTGTTTAAGCGCCGGGTGTGTTTTGGCTAACTTATTAATCTTCTCCCAGTCATTCCAGGATAAGAGTTGCCCTTTAGCTCGGGCAACACCATCGGGGTCCCCGCCTACAATCCAGCGTGGTTTACTGTTGTACGGAGGATCCCGATAGCGTGCATATATTACACCGTCGGCTCGTTCGTAAATTAAAGATTGTCCTGCGACTGAGCCGGTTTCAGGTGTATTAGTCATATTATTTTACTTTGTTAAGTTCAGCAATAATAGCGGCTTTAGTAGCAGTAGCAGCAACCTTAACCTTCTGCTTTTTAGCGTGTGCTAACAGATCTGCTTTTTTCATACTAGCGAAATCAACAGCAGTTGACTTTACTGCTTTGACTTTCGTAGTAACAGTTTCTTTTGCTGCTACTACTTTAGCCTTAGCTTTAGCTTTAGTTGCTACTGCTGTGGCTTCCATTGCTTCACGTCGTTCAGCAACTTCGTCTACTGCTGCTGCTTTTACTTTAGCAGCAACTTCTTTTACTTCTGCTCGGCCAGCGCCGAACAAACGTAGTAACCAATTAAACATTTTTATAATCCTTTATGTTTTTGTTCCAATAGTGCGGCGTACAATATCATCGTGAGCAAATTCTGCCCAGTATAGTTCAAAAGCTACGCCATCTTTTAAACCTTCAAACTGATGAATCTTTCCTGGCTTAACTTGTGTAAAGTCGCCAGCTTTAAGAATTGTTTCGTCAACAAGGCCCTCTTGATCGTCATCTTGCCACACCCGTACGATCATTTCTCCCGACTCTACAAAAAAGCCGTTCCATTTAAATTGGTGTGCATGTTCGGAACACTTGTATCCGGCATTAAATTCAATACGATGAAACTCTAGTACGCCGTTGGCATGCACTAGTTCAGTGTTTCCCCAAATCTTTCCTGCTTTAATTCCCATATCATATTCCTTTACAATAGGTTGTGTAACTGTAATGTTTCACTTTGGCGGTTAATGTCCTTGATAAAGAAAGCACACAACGGATCGTCTTTTGTTTCGATCGGTGTTGTAATTAACTGTGCGTTCTTAGTCTTAGGAAAATACCACTTTACATCATTATATATGTTTGTAATTGATACTGTCATAAATTTATGAGTATAACTCGATAACGGATTAAAAACAAATGCTTCGAACCCTCGATCGTTAATACTAGTCAAAGGCAAGATTTCTAAGTCGTTGCCGGCCATTGGATCTCCAACAAGAACATGCCAGTCTAACGGCATAACAATTTTGTTGCCACCGATGTCTAATTCCATTGCTGGCGAATTAAACGACTCTAAAAAGATAAGTGGTAGAAAGAAAAAGTCAGGCTCGGCAATAGTTGAATTATCTAAAATACTAAATCGAATGTCGTCTTCGAGTTCGTCGGGTAGAGTATTTAAATTAAAGCAGGTGTTGTCTAGTGTTAAAATTTGCATTAGTTTTTCCAATCAGATTTTTCTATAGTAAATGGATACTCGGCTTCTTTATAAAATTTCTTACGCTGGGTAAGATGCCGTTTCGCAAATTTACAGTTGCTGGTGATATCCCAAATTTGCACAAAGTCTTTGTCCTTAGCCTTACGAACGCCTCGTCCGATACTTTGAATTACACGTACGAACGACTTGCCAGGCTCAAGAAGGACAAGATTAAAAATGCGAGGTATATTAATTCCCACGGCTGCAACCCCATAGGTTGCGATAACCACGTGGTTAGTTCCTTGATTAATTTCATCGTAAGCTTCCTTTCTATCTTTAAGTTTTACGTCGCCTTTAACAAACGCACTACCAGGAATAAGCTCTTGTAACATCTCACCTGCGGAGATTCTATCAACAAGTATGAGTGTGTTACCTGATTCTTTAACCTGTGTAAGTAGTTTGCCAATGTACTCAATACGAGCTTTGTTTGTAGTTAGGTATTTCAATTCACTCTGATAATCAGAGTATGTAACATTGTCTGCTAGCTGTACTACGTTAACGTGACACGCAGACAGTACACCTTTGTCTTGTAGTTCCTTTGCTGAGATTTGTCCAATTACTGGACCAATGCTTGCATGAATACTTTCGAACTCATGTGCTGCTTTTGGCACAGTACCAGTTAGTCCCCAACGAATAGGAGCAGATCTAAGATTACGTGTTAGTAGATTTTTAAGTACATCTGCTTTGGCTTGATGTACTTCGTCAACAATCACACAAGTAATACCTTCTAAGAACTCGTCAAGCGACAATGCCGATTCGCCTGCTTTGTATTTTTTATCAAGCGTATTCAAGCTCTGCCAAGTACAAATAGTATGTGTCTTGCCTAGGTCTTTTCTGTCGCCGAAGTATACACCAACGTCAAGACCGCAGTTGATATAATCTTCTTCTGTTTGTACTACAAGACTTTTGTTAGGTACAATTACAATACTACGGCCGTACTTCTCGCCCATATGCGATAGCGTAGCTGTTGTAATTGTTTTACCTGCGCCTGTAGCAATCTGCTGTAGACTTTGCGGATTATTAGCAAAGTTATTAATAGCTTCGACCTGATAGTCACGAAGCATAATTAGTTCACCTTCGGCCGGGTGTCCTTTCGGCCATCGCACTTCTTGGTCTGCCCAATAGCTTTCTGTAATTACATCAAAGCTTAGATCAATAGCCTCACGTTGGTCGTCGATCTCACTAATTGTAATTCTATTATCGTCGAGTATCTTAACAACTACGTCTAAGTGATTAACGTAGCCAGTACCTCCGATGCCAAAGAATGCCACCTTGCCATCCCAGCGTCCTAGCTTATATTGTGGACGATAGCGAGCAGTTGGATCTTCAAACTTTAGTGCGTTTGCTAGCTTGCGACGAATGTCAACATCAAGGCCTTCGATCTTAATATTAACTTCGTCTTGAATAATAAGTTTACATGATCTCATTAATTAATTCCTGCGTATAAGAAAGGTTTATCTTTAGTATTATAACATATAGCTAAATTTAGTAAAGGCATTTTTCTAAACGTACTAGTAGTAGTTGGATTGATAGAAATAACAGGAGTAGTGTCATCAGAATTAAATTTTCCTTCTCTACGTCGTTCAACTACTTCAATAGTAGACGGAACTGTAGATGTCATCGAATCAGCATGTGTTGGACCTTTAACTACGCCGTTAAATGTCTTAGATAGTTCGAGCGCAAAATCAATAGCAACATCAATTTCCTCTGTGCTAGAGAAATAACCGCTCGTAGAAACCTTAACTTTATCTCTCTCTAAAATATTTAATGCTTCGCCTAGCTGCTCTGCAGATACTTCTTCTGCGGTTATGTTTACAACAGCCGTAACATTACCCAGCTTTCGATTTACAATAGCTTCAACTATCTCATTTTCGTGTTCAATGTAATCTTGATCAAAATGCACTAACCCTAAATCATAACGACGATCCATGTATATAAACATATTGTCATCACACGGTTCACCGAACTGTGTATGCATCTTTTCAATAGCAGCCGCAGGAATATTTTTAATTTTATTATTATAAATTCCAGGCACAACTGATTCTGAATTGTTGTACATGTCTCTTAGCTGGTCGAATCGTTCTAGTAGATTAGGATCAATTTGAAATTGATGATGCTGTAGTATGTTTACTATATGAAAGCAACTTTGGTCAGTAAACTCGTAATAATGTAGTGACTGTTTTTTGTCATCGTGTCTATGCCATTTCTTACAAGACTCAATAAAGTTAATAAGTTTTTTATTGAATACATATTTTATTTCTAAATTGTCGTTGTCAGAAATTTTAACACTTCGTTCCCGATCAATTTTCCTAAGCGGGTACTTTAGCGGAAACTCTTTCGCTGAGCGAAATTCAAACAAAGCACTGTATAGGTCTAGTTTAAGGCAAGCTAAATGATATTGGCGATCAGTTAGTGCTAACTGTTTATCATGAATTTGTTGTGAGAAACTAGCAAACAGCTCTCGATCGTTAGGAGAGACTTGGTTATGCTCGGCGGCGTCTTGAATGATATCTTCGATGTACATGATATCATAATATATTATTTTAGGTGGTCTGTCAAGTAAATTATTGGTATACCTTCTTGAATTTCTGTAATGTTGTGTTCGACATGCGCATAGTCATTTAGCCATTGTGTTCTATCAGGCTTTAACGGATTCTCAATTGTACTGTAATCGTGGTTACCTACGTCATATGCTAAACTGCTCGGGCCTACGAATACAGGTATGCCTGCTAGTGCTGCTTCGATGGCGGGGTTACTTGACCAATTAATTACTGCCCACGCTTGCTTACAGTTGAAGTCAAAGTCGTCATACGTGCCTTTTAGTTTCGTGGGTTCTTGTACCCGTACGTTCTTAAACTCGTATTGAATGCCCGGCATACGACAGCGTGGATGAGAACGTACTGTGATCTGTCTATCAGTGTATCCTCTAATCTCTTCGATAGTATTGTACACCCACGTAGACAACGAAGGCATGTTACACCACTGTTCGCTTTTGTCATGTTGTGTTACTAACAGTATATCACCGTCTTGATTATCACGCCACGGCTTTACTCTTAAGTCAAGCATGAACCTGCGTGCTCCGTCGAATCCCGTAGGCGCAAAGTAAGCATCTCTGTTTACTCCGTTAACTCCTATTTTCCAGTACACGCCACGCTTTATATTTCCTACTTCTATTACAATCACTGGTTTATTTTGTAATCGAGCCTTGTCCCAAATCTCTTGATTCTTAGACATTCGTCCGTGCCATAGTACACTCCAAATAACATCAACCCCGTCGGTGCTGTTGTGTACTACATCGTGTCCTAATTTCCTTGCACCTATTTCAAACGCTTTAAACACCGGTGTGCTGTTCATTGCGCCATGATTTGTCCATAAATTGAATTTCATTATTAAATACCCTACAACAGAAAGATGCGTTATGAAAAATATACAAGTACTTACCACTTTTCACAAGCCTGGGTTAGATCTTTACGGACAAAACTTTATCACTAGCTTTGAGCAAAAAGTTGATAAACGGATTAAGCTTCTTGTTTACGCTGAGGATTGTACTCCTATTATTACTGATCCTGAACAAGTCATAGTTTACAATGCTAAAACAGAATTACCTAAACTTGTAGCATTTAAAGACAAGTGGCACAATGTTCCAAAAGCTAACGGGGTTCCACCGGAAGATATCAAGGCAAGGCGCCCACGAGATTGGCATAAAAAGTTTAAGTGGGATGCTGTAAGATTTGCTAACAAAGTATACGCTGTACTCGACGCATGTGAAAAGTCTACAGATTGGTGCGTGTGGATGGACGCCGACACACTGGTTCATACCGAATGGAGCTATGACGACTTTGCCAAGCTGTTGCCAGACAATCGATGGCTCACGTATGTAGGCAGAGGGAAAGGTTCTCAGACTTGGCCCGAGTGTGGGTTTTACGGCATGAACTTAAAAGATAAATCCTGTATTAAGTTTCTTAAAGAATTTGAAAGAGTCTACGAAGACGCAGACAATGGAATTTTCAAACTAGAAGAATGGCATGACTCTTTTGTGTTTGGCGATATATTAAATAAAATGAAAAAGCATGATCCAAATGTTTTAGATTACAGTGCTGAAATGTATTTAAAAGAAGCAAAGACCGGAGGCGGCGGTCATCCTTTAATTAACACAGTGTTAGGTACATGGATAGATCATATGAAGGGCGATAGAAAAGAAACCGGTAAAAGTTTACCTAAAGATTTAATTGTAAATAGAAAAGAAAGTTACTGGCAGTAACTACGCATATGACGCCAACACGAACCGTCGTGTAGTTCAGAGAATGTCCAATGGAACATGCTAATACGTTGAAGCCATTTTTCTCTATCAAACTGTGTAGGCGATAGTATTTTAGAAAAGTCAGTGTTTGCTACTTCAGCGCACTGACTTTTTTGTGGGTCAGTTATAAATGCGTGGTAACCCATTATAATAGGCCCAACTACACTACTGCTATTATGATTTACAACAGCCCATGCCTTTTGTAAATCTTGTTCGAGCGGTATTCCCCATCTGCTTACAACTACATCTTTATATTTAGAAAATACATTATTTCTTAAATAACGTGGGGCATTTTTATCGCCAGGATGCCCTCTAATAATTATTTTCATATCAGTATATTTTCTTAGTTCGGTAATACAGTTAGTTACCCATTCCACCACTGAGCTATTGCCCATACTCCAGCCGCCATCACGCTGACAGCATAGCACAATATATTTGCCTTTATTGTTAGTATCACTAAGACGTATGTTACAATGTTGACTAATTTGGTCCCATCGTTTTGTATCAATGCGGTCGTCGCAGTAGTTACCAGTGGTAGGAAAGATGCCGTTTATACTGTAGCGAAGATAATGATGCGGCTTGTTAGTTGCGTTAGCGTACAAGAATAAATTACTGTCAGCAGTAATCACATACTTATTACGAGTGCGATCAATAAGTTGTTGACGAAGTGCTAGATGCGATGCTGTCTTACCTCGCTCGTGCTGCCACCCTTGAATGACTGCTACGTCACAAGGCAAAGGCTCGAAACCTCGATGTATTAATCCTTCGTCGCCGGTGCGTGATACTCCGTTAGCAAAGTTGGTTAATAAATCTAATTTTTCTTGATTTTTGTTTTTAGGAGGGATAGTACTAATATAACTAATTACTTTCATTGATAATTCGCCAAGCAGTACCGTTACGAAGTTCACGCTCAGTAAACTGATTATATGCTAAGTTTGAAAGATAAGTGTATAATAGATCTGTATTAGGATACTCTATATTATCGATATTTTCTAAAGTGTTAGGACACAACATAGAAGCAGCATTAGGGCCTAACGCAATGGCAGGTACTCCGTTTATTAAAGCTTCTGTCGCTGCTATACTATTGTAAGTTATAAGGCAGTGTGTGTCAGCTAACGCATCTTGTATTGTATTAGAATTTTGTCGTTCTGACCGTGACTCAGGCTTTAACCTTACTTCGATAGGTCTGTCTGTATATTTTTTTATTTCTTCTATAATATTTTGGGTCCATGTTTTTGGATCAGGCATATTAAAGATCATCATAACTTTATCGCTAGGCGGGCATATTAAAATTTTCGATCCAGGCTTATGCTTTATAATTTTAGTGCGAGTTTGTCTGAATCTATCGTCCGGCCTATCAATAAGCTCGCTGTTAAACTGTAAATTATTTTTAGTTAACCTATGATATACCTTTAGCCTAGGATTTCCAAAATATCCAGTATCTATATAATAAAAATCTCTGCCAGTCTCCCAGCAAAGTTGTATTGCTTCTCTTGATTTTTTGCCCACGCCTCTAATAATAAGTGCGTGGTCTGAATCTTTTTCTTTTTCCCAACTGCTTATGTATCCGTTAGCACCGTAGGCCAGCGAAGATAATATACCGTCGTATTCTAACGGTATTCCCTTGTGATCTAAATTAATTTCACTAGTGTTAATAGCAGCAACTTTACTTTTCTTTTTCATATCTTCATTTACTTTTTTTTTAAAAAATGCATGTTCTGGGTCAACTAAGCTGCTTGTAAAATCAGTTACTTGTGCTTTAATATCATCAGAATAATCAATATCGGATATTGACACGGCCCGAGCCTTAAGGTCTCGTATATAGCTGTTTCTTTGGTCAAGTTCGTTTTTATAAAAGTCAACAGCTACTTTATTCCATTCGGCTGCGTATTGGCAATCCTTGTAGTTATCAAACCATGGCCCGCCTTCTGTGTAGTGAAGTGCTTTTGGTGCTCCGTCGTCTGGCTCGTTATACCATCCAACTAGCCAGTTCCACTCGTGGCTTATTGCGCCAACACTAGTTTCCGGTAGCCAAGCAAATCTGTGGAAGTGTGCGCCAGTGAGATCTTCATTATTAATATTATCTAAAACTAGTTCATTTATATTTTTCGGATGCTCGCAGTTAATTAGCATCATGCTTGACCAATTTTTCTTTGGATATATAGTCTGAAGTTTTCCGTCCATCTTGTGGCCTGGCTTAGGAGTGTACTTGTGATGTGCACACATGATAGCATATGTATCGTCAATCTGCTCTACTAGTTTTGCTACATCGTCTAAGAACAAAAAGTCGCAGTCGATAAACAGTGCCCAGCCTTTGTAATCAGCAAGGTAAGGCACTAAGTATCTTGTAAAAGTAAATTCAGTACTTGCTAGCTTATCTTTAGGACGGGTATACAGGCCCATGTTTCTTAATTCGTGCTGTTTCAACGGAATAACTTCTACTGGTATAGAAGCACGATCTTCGATGCTTTTCTTTGCCACTTGATAGGCAATATCTTCACGACTGTCCCAGCCGATAAAAATCTTAAATGGGGTCATGTCTTCCATATTAGTTCCAGCCGAAAATGTAATCTTTTCTTACATTTGTAATTTCTATTGCTCCTAACGATCTAAGATAATCGCCAGCGCAGTTGTTAGTGTCTGCCTGTTGTTCGCATACGATAATAGGCTTATATTTTAGAATAGTTTCCGTTGCGCCTTTAAGAACTTCAAGTTCGTGTCGTTCGCAATCTATTTTGAATAACCCAAACTTAGGCAGTGCTAAGTCGTCTATACGTTTAATTTGAATACTACCAGCCCCAACAGCGCTAACAAAGCTTCCGCCTGTATTCGAACTATCGTACACCATTTCTACTACAGTGTTATCGTTGCCCACAGCGTACTTGTGAATTTCAACTGGTAACCCTGCTACATTTTTTTCTAAGCAAGAGTATACTTGTTCTAGCGGTTCGTAAGCAATTACTTTGTTGAACTTTTTTGCCAGTGGCTTTGCCCATAGTCCTACATTAGCGCCTGCGTCTACTACTACATCGAAATCAGTTACATACTTATATGCTTCGTCTCTTACATCGTCCTGATACTCCGGCGGTCCGCCATTGTTAACACGTTTTGTAATCAGTCTTTCAAAATGGTCGTCTGTGTCGGGCATCCAATAATCAAATACTCTTTTCATTTCTTACCTATCAATATTTTAATATACTATTTAACATCATACCCCAGCGCCAGGAAATCATTCTGATATATTTCATACAGTCGCTGACGATCGAACTGTAGAATAGTGTTCGAGGACTGGTTGGAGATAATTTTTGGAGCAGGATAATCTAATTGCGCTTGCCAAGAGTTATTAAAATCTTCCATCCTAATTACTATTGTAAAATTAGAAAGATCTCGAATAAAATCTATTTGCTGCCGCCAATGCTTGTTTATCTTTTTTCCTGTTTTGAATGTTTTAGCAATATGTTCCATAAAGTCATCGGGCGTCCACGTGACATCAAACCTAGTCTTTGCTTGTGTAATTTTTTGAATATCATGCTGCGGGTAAGCAAGATGATTATAACACGACACGAATCTATTATATGGATTTCTGATCACGCAGAAATTTTTACACCCGTTACTTAATGCTTGTTCAGATGATATGTATCTATTTTTATTAGCTGTCTTCCAAGCTACGCCTTGCAATACTTCTTCTTGAGAAGGCTTGGAAATATCGCCAACTAGCTGCCCGAGATGTAGTGTAATTGTAGATGTGGCATTTTTATTGATACCCCAGTAATTTATATTTAACTCAGGCCAGTGTATAATGTTTTGTTTAATTATTTCTTTATTATACACTATACCGTTGCGTCTTCCATCCCAGCTACTCTAAGTTTTACAATGTTAGTTATCTGCCATTGCTTTTGATCAAGGCCTTTTAAAATGCCTAGCCAGTTATTACGAATAAGCGCAAATTCATTTACAAGCTTTTCATAGTCAACTACATCAGCTTCGCCGTCGACGTATTTTTCTACATCGCGACTACTCAACGCTCGTTGATAGTTTTCTAAATACTTCTTAAAAAATTTACTACGTAATTTACGTAGCTCTATATTTAAGTAGTTAAGAATAGCCTCAAGCTCTTGTAGCTGATTAAAACGATACTCAACAATACCGGGCATAGCGGCAGAAGCTTTTTCTATATTACCGTATAGTTTTACTTCTGCCCTAGCTTTATCTAACTCGTCATTGTAGAATGCTACAGCATCTGGAATCTTAGTTAAGTTTCGAGATATCTCACTATACCACCCCATTACTTAATATCACCTGTAAAGATTTCTACAATTACCCAAATCATCCAGATTGGTAATAGAAAAATTAACAGTAGAACAGAAACAATCGGTTGTCTCATAAATGTCTTAGCTACTGCTTTACTGAGTACTACTACAAAAAGGACTAGTAGCACTAAGCTAACAATGGTTAATTCAAGCACCCTTAGTTCCAATCCTCTGTTACTTCTTCTTCAACTTCTTCGTCTAAATAATATTCAATAGCGCTGTCTAGAAGTTCGTCGTGTCCTAAGCAGTCCTTGAGTGTTTCATCAGAAACACCGTAGTCTACAAGCAAGTCGACGTAGCGTTCAGCTACGTCGGTTATGCTTTTCTTATCGAGGTATTCTTTAAAAACACCCCAAGTATCTGTAACTTGATTCTCGTCCACAGATATTCCCCTTACTCTGTTTCAACAACTTCGGCTTCGATAGCCTCGTCAACTGATAAATCTTCAACGGTATTTATACTGTCCTGCTCATTCAAAAGAAACTCTGACATTACTCGATCAAGAAATTCACCGGTCCAATTTTTACGATACTCTAAGATTTCATTTCCATCACGGTCGACATACAAGTAACGATTGCCTTGCTTCTTTACAAGACCTTTTGCTTCGAACATGTCAAACAAACCACTATACGGATCCATTCCAGACTCGTACGGAATCTTAACTTGTACTGCTTCGAACGGCTTAGCGTAACGTGTCTTCATAACTTTACAAGCAGCTCGAATACCGTGTACTTGCGATGTTTTATTACCGTCGGCATCTTCTTTTAATTTTAGCTTCTTCATAGCAACAACCATTGAGGATGCGTATACAAATCCACTACCGCCTGAGATCTTATCATCTGGATCAAACATGTCTTGCGATGCGTAAGTGTGGTTAGTTACTACCATGCCTACATTGTAAGAGCCAAACATATTAACACAGTTTGTTACAAGAGCTTTAAGTGCTTTTGCTTTACGACCCATGTCGCCTTTCATGTCACCTGCTTCGAACTGGTTGAGCTCAGTTGGGGACATAAGCATGCCAAGCGAGTCAACTACAAAAAGAACCTTTGGGCGATCTTCATCTGGCATTACTTTGTAGTCTGCCATAAAGGTCGCAATAGTTTTAGCAACATCGTCGATCATTGCCATATTAAGTTTTAGAATCTTATCATCGCCTGTATCAACACCAAGCGCTTTTAACCAAGACTCGTCAAGTGCGTTCTCAGAATCAATGAGTACTACAAAGATTCCGTTTTCTTGCGCAGACTTTACAATGTTGCCTGACACAATATAAGATTTACCAGCGCCGGATTCACCAGCAAATACTGATACTTTACCTAGCGGAATGCCTTTGTAAAAGTCACCGCTTAGTAGATAGTTAAGGGCATAGTTACCGGTTGAAATCCAATCCTTAGGATCGTTAAAACCAGAACTCATACCTGTAATAGATTTAGTTAAACTTTTTCTAAATTTTGAGGGATCAAAAGCCTTCGTCGTCATGAGTTATTCCTAATGTAATGAAAAGTAGAGCCGAACGCCTCGGCTCTACTATAGTTTGTTAGCCTTGCTGGCGTTGACGGATCATTGCCAAAATGTCTGCTGAGTTAGCAGAAGCATCAGCTGCTGGAGCAGGCGCTGCTGCCGGAGCAGGGTCTACATCAAACGGTACATCACTTGCTGCTTCGGCTACTGGTGCTGCTACTGGAGCAGGTGTCGGAGCAGGTGTCGGAGCAGGCGCTGCTGATTTTACTGGATCACCAGTTGCTACTCCTGGAGCCTTAAAGTAAGACCCCCAAGCTTCAGCATCATATGCTTCGCCGTCTACGGAAGCTTCAAACATTTCAGTAAGAACCTTTACCGCAATTTCGTCTGGCTTAGCTGGCAAGAAGTCATTAAGATTAAACAAGCCATGAGTATTAACAGCTTGCATTTCCACATCACTTAGTGGACGTTCACGACGTGCCCAAGAAGAAGTTGAGTAGTCTGCGTACTCACCTTTCTTGGTCTTATTAAGACGGAAGTCAATGCCCTGAGTATAATCAGTCGGTAGCTCTTCCATATCAGGATCCATAAGAGCCTGCTTAATAATCTGGAAGATCTGTGGACCAATGATAAATCGACGTATTGGGTTTTCTGGAGCTTCGTCATCAGTTAGTGGGTTTTCAGTTACAAATCCTTGGAAAATGTAAGACTTCTTTTTCCAGTACTTGCGGCCCATGTCTTCGAGACTTGCGTCTTTAAACCATCCACGTACCTCTGACAGAACTGGACAAGATTCACCATACATTTCCATACATGGTACTTGTACAATCAAAGGCTTGCTATCAGTTTGCCCTTTAATTCCTGCGAACGGAAGTTTGATCATCAAACGTTCTTTCCAGAAGAAAGTGTTATTAGGGTCACTGTCAGGAAGGAAACGGAACGTTGCGTTTTGTCCTTCTTGAATATTCCAGAATGGATAAATCGGGTTTGGACCACTCGGGCCTCTGCTGCCGCCGGAGTTGTTGTCTTGTTGTGCGAGCTTCGCACGGATTTCTGCTAGAGATGTCATAATAAGTGCCTTTCAATTGCCTTTTAATATGTTTTGTGTGTGCCTTTAGTGTGTAGCACAGTTTATATACTACACAATATTACTTAGTCTGTCAATAAAAAAATTATAGATTCTTGATATAATTTTCTAAATTAATTGCCTCAGGTAGTTTGTTTGCTGCTAGTGTTTTATAGTCACGACGTGTATTATTAGTTTTATTAATGTTACGCACATCAAACCCAAGCATTCTAGATCTAGCAAACTGACGTAAATCTTTTAGAAAGTCGTACCAATCTTTTCTAACATGATCGTCTTGATCACCTACTAGGTTGTCGCTATACATTACTGTAATTTTTTCATCATCAAGTGAGCAGCTAACTTGCCCTAAACTATTATTTCCCTGAGCATACGCAAAGTCATAAAAACGAGCGTCAGTTGGAACATTAGTTGTAGTGGCATTTTCATCGCCGATAGTAATAGACGGGAACTGTCCTCTAAGTTTGTTAAACAGTTGTTCTGCTACTGTGTTTAGGTTATCCATAGAATTGGTCCTTTAATTTATCTAAGTATTTTATTGCTTTTCCTGCGCTGTCTAACGCTTTAATTTCACCTTTTTCAAATTGCGTATCAATAACACGCATACCTTCTTTAGTGGTTTTAATAAACGTATCTTTATGAGGGTTATCAACAAAGTTATCAGTTAGTATTTGCCAGAAGCGGCGCTTAGCTAGTAGCTTTCGAGTTTTTTCGGGAGGCTGCTTCTTAATGTCAGCACGATGTTGTGATTTACGAGCCTTATCATTAGTATTACCGTTTCGGTCAGCAGTTGGCAATCCGTCAGGCGCTCTATTTTCCCAGAAATTCATTATACGATATTCCAAGCTT